ATCGCCGCGCGTCCCGGCGTCGGGAAGTCCGTCCTCACGCAGAACATCCTCGAGAACGTCGCCGACGCGAACATCCCCGCCGCCCTCTTCACGCTGGAAATGTCCAAGCGCGAGGTGGCCCTCCGCTCGGTCGTGAGGCAGACGAGACTGCCGCTCAACCGACTCCGTACCGGCCGCCTTTCCAGCACCGACCTCCAGACCTTCAAGCAGACCCTCACGGCGCTCCAGCGACGCCCCCTCTTCATCGAGGACAAGCCAGGCGTCTCGATGACCGAGCTTCGTGCTCGCGCGCGGCGCCTCAAGGCCAAGCACGGACTCGGCCTCGTGGCGGTCGACTACCTACAGCTGATGCTCGCTGGAGGCTCTACCGAGTCCCGCCAGGTCGAGGTCGCGAACATCAGCCGATCGCTCAAAATGCTCGCGATGGATCTCGACATCCCCGTGATCGCCGTCTCGCAGCTGTCGCGGAAGACGGAGGCCCGAGAGGATCGGCGCCCCGTGCTCTCTGACCTCCGCGACAGCGGAGCGATCGAGCAGGACGCCGACCTCGTGGCCTTCATCTACCGCGAGGAGACATACAAGCAGGTCGACGCCGACCGCGCAGGCGAGGCCGAGCTCATCGTGGCAAAGAACCGGATGGGCGCCCAAGACACGAAGCGCCTCCTCTTCCTCGGCCACCGGCAAACGTTCGCGAACCCCGCCCGCATCCCTCAGACTGGAGGCCCAGAGTGAACCTGTACGAAGTCGAGGTCTACATCGACGACGACCACCTCCGCACCTACAAGGTCGTGGCCGGAACGTCCGCCGACGCCGAGGACGAGGCCAGACACGCCATCAGCAAGATCATCGGCGTCTCGGCCCGTGAGATCGCGAGCGACGACATCCTGGTCGCACCCGATGCCTGACCGTCAAACGTATCTCGAACTGCTCCACGGCGAGATCGACGCCGCCGGCCAGCACTTCGCCAGCGTCCTCCTCGAGAGCCTCGGGCAGTCGATCGCGATGTCGACCCAGTCGCAAGCCGACCTCGAGCTACTTCTCGACGACCGACTCGCGAGTCTGGATCCCGTCGACGTCGAGAACCTCGTCGTCCCCGGCTTCCTCGCCTCCGCCTACGAGCACCTGGGACTCGCGGCCGCAGAGCAGTCGCACGGCTGGCTCGAGGTCTTCTACCGGAACCTCAAGGAACGATACGACGAAGGGAAAGGGATCGAAGCGTGAGCATCCGCCGGGAAGGAACTCGGACATCGAGACATCACCGTCACCCGCAGGTACTACGCTCGCTTCACGAAAGTCGTCGACGACCGGATGCGAGCGCTACTCGACCAGATGGAGGAAGCAGATGGAACAGCTCACCGAGCTGGGTAGAGAGTACGCCAGGGCCAACGCCGACAACTCAGTCGTCGCGAACGTAGCGCTACACGGACTCGCGAAAGGATGGCCGCAGAGTCACGTCGACGCAGCCATCGCAGCCGTCAACAAGAAGGCCATCGAGGAGTTCGCTAAGAGCCAGATCCCCGGACTCGCCGGACAGGTCGGCGTCACAACCGGCTGGTTCGACTGATCCTGGCGGGGACTTCTTGGGGAGCAAACGCCGCAATCCTAGTAGCCATCCCGGCTTTCCGGTGGGGCGTAGCCAAGTGGAGGCCCCTGCGTAGGATTCTCCGACGCCGCGTGTAGAGCGGGATCGCGCTGCACAGCGGCCACTTACACCGCGCCCCGTAGGGAACAGGTACAGTCCGTGCGTGGTTCCTGATGGGGACTTTCAGGGGAACACGAAGGGCGCCGACCTGGCGCCCTTCTCCGTGCCGGGAACGAGCCGGGTGGCCTACCCCTGCTCTCTTTCTCTGTCAGCAGGCCCGAGAGATGAAACACTGGGAGTATCACAAGTAGGAAGAGGCCTGAGCGAATCGCACACTCGCTCTAGCTCGCGGTGGATCTCCCACTCAACGTCGACGTAGCCGGACAGGTCGACGAGGGAGTCCTCGTGGCCGATCGTCTGCATCAGACGGGCCTCCTTCACGAGCCGCATCATCGCCGCCACCTCGTGTGGCTCGATGACCTGGCGCGGCGCGAGCTTGTCGCGCAGGCGCACCGTCCAGAAGGCAGCGATCCGCTGGTGGTTCTCGAGCGGGTGGCCGTAGTCGGCCTGACGGTCACCACGGACGAGGGATGAGGCCCTCTCGCTCGGGGTCACCGGAAGGGGATGGTCGATCTCGGGGTAGCTCAAAGCTCACCAGCCTTTCGTTTGAGGTCGAGGTAGTCCGCCTCGGCCAGGAGGTAGAAGGTGCCCGCCCGCGGATGGTCGCGGGAGAAGAGCGCCAGCACGAAGCGCCGGCCGCGGGCGTACACGCGGTACTTCTTCTCGTTCTTGACGTAGAGCTCGACGGCGGCGTGGCGCTGGTAGCACTTGCAGTCGACGACCTCGAAGGAGGAAACGACGTCGGGCGCGACCTCGCCGAAGTCCTGCCGCCAGACGCGATCGCCACCGAGGGCCTTCGCCACGCGCCGCTCGAGCGCCTTCCAGGGGGCCGCGCGGCTCACTGGGGCCTCAGGCTTTCGCCGCACTTCGGGCACTCGACGGTGCGCCGGAGGTGCTCCTGGTTGCCGCAATCCGGGCAGATGTTGACCGGGTAGCGCGGGTCGTCCATCACGAAGATCCGGCGGGCGTTCGGGTGGCCCTTCGCGGCGCAGGCGGAGCGCAGCTGCTCGCGGGACTCCGCGCGCGCCCGCAGAGCCGGACGCAGCTGCGCCAGATACCACCAGACCAGCAGGGCCAGGAGGCCGACGAGGAGGAGCGTCACACGGGCACCTCTTGGAAAGCGCCGTCAACAAGGGGGCCGAGCTCCTCGCCGAGGTCGATGGGCTGAGAGAGCGCCTTGAACTTCGCCGCGACCCGCTCGTGGTTCAGGTAGAAGGCGAGGCGCGAGTGGAACCGGGCGTAGCGGTGGGCGTCCTTCGTCTCGCCTGCGAAAGCGAGCGAGTAGCGACACAGCTGGGAGGCGTACTCACGCTGGTCACGGTTGAGCGGGCCGAAACGATCGTTCCACTCCCAGAGCGCGTGCTCCCACCGCTCGCAAATCTGGGGCCACGCCTTGAAGACGTCGTTGCCGAACGCCTCCCGCGCGACGACCCAGATGTCCTGCGTGATGCTCACTTCGAGCGCCTCGTCCGGTGCCTAGCGCGCTTCGAGGGGATCGCGTAGGAGCGGGCCTTCGGAGGGTTCCGTAGGCCCGCGGCGCGCGCGGAGCGCCGGTTGACGATGCCGAGCTCCTCCAGCCTCGTCTCCTCTTCGACCTCCCGCTTCCTCGCCTGATACTCGTCCAGGTCGACGGCGCCGAGCTTCTCCATCTGCTCGATGTCGCGCAGCATCCGAGCTTCCTCGTCGAGCATCTCGTGTACGGACGCCATCCGCACGTTCACAGCCGCACCCCCACTCTTCGGGCAGAGCCACCGAGCGTCTCGGCGCTGCGGAGACAGCAGAGCTCGCCGTAGTCACAGAAGTCGGCCTTCTGGCCCTTGTCCGCGGGCCGAAAGTGCCCGCCGGCGACGATCCCGGCATAGTCCTTGAGGTCGCGTTCGAGCCAGTCGCGGTCGGCCTCGGTCATCTCCCACCAGGCGCGGGAGTTCCCGCCACTCGTCTCGCTCCCCTCCGGCACCAGCACCGACCAGTCACACTCCACGCCCGCCTGCCGGACGTAGTCGATGCCGACGAAGAGCTTCGTCTCGGCTAGGTCGAAGGGCAGCGCAATCGCACCCTCGGCGACCAGCTGCCGAACGGCGACGTCGTACATCACCAGCTGCCGGTAGTCCTTCTGCTCAGCAGGCTCGGTGCGGTACGTCTTGTAGTCGACGATGCCGAGGCCGAGAAGCTCGCCCTCCGGCGAGACCAGCACCTCGATCTCGTCGACATAGCCGGTCAGCGTGAAGCCGCGCCACGAGATCGTGAACGAGAACTCGGTGTGCAGCGCCTTCGGGAGATGGCCCCACTGGCGCGCGTAGCGCTTCGCGATGATGAGCGAGTCGTCGTAGAACGACGGGAGCGGGTCACGCTCCGAGAAGTCCCACGGCGACTCCTCGACGAGGCGCTCGTTCCACTGCGAGAGGAGGCGGTACATCGCCTTCGCCGCGTCCGACTCCTTGAAGTGCTTCGTCATCCGCGGGGCCTGCGACTTCTTCCCCTTGTTGCGCGGGTTGGCCTCGTATGCCTCAGCAGCGGCCTTCTCAGCCCTCAGAACGGCGCCGGAGAGGTTCTGGTACTCGGCCAGGAACTCCTTGACCGCCGTCCCCTCGGTCTCGGCGATCCACGCCTGCTTCATCAGCGAGACGAGGTCGGTCGACCGATCGAGCGCCCACTTCTCGAGCGCAGCGTGGACGACGGTGCCGAAGAGCGCGAAGGAGCCGCGGCGGGGCGCCGGGATCTGGTCGATGTAGTGCATCCGGAACGCCACACCGCACTCGGCGAGCTTGTTCGCACGCGACGCCGAGACCTTGCTAGGGTCGAAGTGCTCCTCTTGGGCGAGAGGCTCGCGGCTCAACGGACGAAGGGGAGGACGCCGACGCCGCAGTTCTGTCCGCCGTCCGGGTTGACAGACGACTTGCCGATCGTCTCGCAGCCCGCGGCCGAGACCCGGAACACTCCCGAGTCAGGCAGGACACTCTCAGGGATCGTGACCGTGGCCGACGTCCCCGTCCCCCTCACGCTCCAGACCCCGTAGGAGCCGTGGTGGATGTCCGGGTTCACCATCACGAGCCAGCGGGGGTTCGTGCAGGAGGCGACCTTGATCTTGAGCTTGAGGCTGCCGACAACGGGGTCGTCCATCTCGGAGGCGCGGAAGCCCGCCGAGCCGCGGAAGTCGTCGGAGAAGGTGACGTTGCAGTAGTTGGCCTTCTCGTACCAGCCGCGGAAAATGATCGCCGGCCCGCGGTCAGAAGCGCTCTTCCGACCAGCCTTGCAGCCGAAGAGCGACTGCCAGCCCGTCGAGGAGAAGTGCTTCTCCCCACCGTTGGGAGATACGGCCTCGTTGTGATTCCGAGACTCGACGCGCCCACACCGCGTGATGCTCGACGTGCTGCGCGTCAGCGTGACGGGCTGGGCCTCGTTACTCGACACGGGCTTCCACGGAGGGACGAACGAGTGCGTGACCGTCCGCTTGTCGAGGAAGCCGAGCGCGTTGACGTTGCGGATCGTGCCGCCCTCGTACTCGTGCGCCAGGGCGAGGACGTCGAGGCGAATCTGGCCCCCGGCCTCGTTCCACGTCTCCATAAAGGGGAAACAGGTCTCGTAGTGGACGTGCGACGCCGCCATCGCGTCGTCGATCGACGTCGTCACATCGCCAGGCCCCTCGTGCCACCAGGCCTGCGAGCTCACCCACGAGCGGGCCTCGGGGTAGGACGTCGAGAACGCAGCGTCGAACGACGGCGTCGTTCCGAAGCAGGCCGAAGCCTGCGCGTTGCCAGAGAGAGCAGCGACCGCGACGAGAAGCGCCGCGACCAGGATCACGAACCTACACATCATCAACCTCCGAATCGACACAAGGACATCTGTCACACGGGCGTCCATCCCGGAGGCAGGTGCAGTGCCCACACGTCTCGGGGCAGCCGTAGGCCTCGATCGGGACGTACTTGACCTTCGGCTCCTCGCCCTGAGAGAGGAGGGCCGAGATGACGTTCCAGAACCAGTACCAGGCGGTCGTCACGCGGACAGCACCGCCTTGAGAGCAGCGTCGTACCCACCCACGGCCTCGAGCCGCGCCTTGAACCTCTCGACGAAGGCGGAGTCCTCTTTCCAGCCCGGCTTCGTGTGGTCGAAGTACGCGGCGAGGAGCTTGCGCGCGTCCGTCTCGCCGTCCTCCTGTAGCTGGCGGATGTTCTCGCGCGCGATCGTCTCCTCCACGTTCTTCACGACTACGGCGGTCTCCGAGCACTGCTCGGCGATCTCTTCGATGGTCAGCACGGGGAAGCGATCCCCTCCCTTCGACTCGAAGCGGACGGACAGGCGGAAGAGGCGGCCGAAGAGGCTGCCCCGAGAGGCGGCGACCTTGAGCGCGCCCTCGATCTGCTCGATCGAGTTCCACGCCTTCGTGTCGAGCTCGTAGACGCGCGAGACCGGGTCGCCGTTGAGGGTGAAGACGAGGCGCCCCATCGGCTTGCAGTCGCCGTTCGTGAAGTGCGGGCACTGGCGTGCGCGGCACACGATCGGAGCGCGGCCCTGCCCGACGTTCGGGCCGAGGCGCTGGTCGTCCTCGTCGAGGAAGTTCAGCGTGACCCCGTCCTTGACCTTCATCTCTGCGACCCGGAGCGCGCTCGGAGGGTTCCCCTCACCCTTCGTGTAACAGGCCAGCAACTTCCCCCTCCACCACTCAAGGCCAGTCGAGAACGCCTCCTCGGTCACGTCGTGAACGAGGCGGATCAGGATGCTGCTCGGGCGCACGCCGGCAACGGCCCTGAACTCCGAGGAGTCGCAGACGAAGTAGTCGGTCGCGGAGGGGTACTCCTTGCCGGTGCGCTGCGAAGTCTTCTTCTCGCCGATCCGGACTTTCGCGTGGATGTCAAAGGTCGGCGTGGAGCCAGGGATCGCCACCGCGAACCCCCTTTCAGCTAGAGCGGGAGGAAACCGAGTGCGGTCGTGACAGCCGTATGGCCGCCAGAGGTGAAGGCCCCGATGAACCCGGCCAGAGTCGTGCCAGCGGCACTGCCGACACCGAGCCACAGACGCATCTCGCGGCGAAGATCGTTCTTCGCGCTCTCGAGATCCGTCTTCGTGACGGTGTCCGTGACCTGGACGACGATCTGGTTCTGCGGGTTCCCCGGGGCCATCGCACCTAGTCGTTGATGTAGGGAGCCGCCGGAGGGGTGAGCTCCCTCACCGCGTCCGCGTTGCCGAGCGCACGCGAGCGCCCGTTGCGGATGACGGCATCTCCGACGATCAGCGAGACCGTGGTCGCGACGGACGTGGCGATCGCGAGGATCGCAGCCGTCTGAGCATCGGTCAGCGTCAGGATCGAGAACGCTGCGAGCAGCGCGAGAACCTGTTGCACGAGCGCCACGATCTGAGCCGGAGTGATGTCGGGCATCTGCACGAGTAGACCTCCCTTCGCTAGAGCTTCCTCCGTCGAATGACGGATCTGATGCCCCTGCGAGCAGAGGCCGAGACGCGGTCAGAGACAGAGCCGTAGAACCGCTTGAAGCGGGAGGCGCCGCTGCCCGTGTAGGGCCTCGACTTCGCCGCCAGCTTGCCGCGGATCCAAAGCTCAAAGCGGTAGCGCTCGCGGCCAGGAACGCGGATGAAGCCCTCGGCCATCGAGATCCTCCGGTCGGTACGAACCATCACGGATCCACCGTTCGAGTCGTTGCCGACCGCGGTGTTCCCCTCGACGCAGTGCAGAACTCCGCCGGGCAGGACACGCTTCACGATCCCGACGTGATCCGGCCAGTCGCCGCGGCCGGGGCCGTTCAGCGTGTTCCAGTCGAAGCAGATGATGTCGCCGGGCTTCGGCGTGTGGTTGTGCGCCCAACCTCGCTTGCGCGCGAGCGAGAGAAGCTCGCCGACGCTGGCAGAGCGGTTGAGCTCGACGAGGGGCCTCCCCGCCTTGAGGTAGCACCAGTTGACGAAGGCCGCGCACCAGGGCCAGCCGGTCTCCGGAGACCGAAGCGACGTGGCAGCCTGGTACTGACGAACCTTCGCCCCGCTATTCGAGCCAGCCGGGCTTTCCCTGACGCCGACCTGTCCGAGCGCGATCTTGAGAGCTCTCTGTCTGTAGAGCATAGGGAAATCCTACACGCCGCGTCGGACACACAGCGGCCACCGCTGTTGCCCCTACAGGGAGCGCCGCTTGCGGTTTCGCCTGGTGCCGGAGGTAAGGTTGATCGGCGGAGGCTTGCGTCGGCGGCGGTTTGCCGCAGCGACGGAGGTCGCGCCCGCGCCGAGGTAGCGCCCGAGCTCGTAGCCTGGATACCGCTTGAGCCGCTGGTGCTTCTTCGAGAGCTTCGCCTTCGGCTTGCCCCGAAGCTCAGGCATCGCCGCGAGCATCTCGCCAGCCGAACCCGTGATGCCCTTGAGGTCGCCGACGTCCCTGATCTCCGGAACGCGGTGGCGGCGCTTCCCCTTCCCCTTCTTCACCATCACGCGCCGAAGGCGATCCTGGTCGAAGGAGAAGACGCCCGGCTCGATCGCCCACGGGTGGTAGTAGGTGTAGCCGAGGGCCGTGTAGAGAGCGACCTTGCGGGCGTCGCGCTCGACGGCGTCCGGGAGGGAGTGGTGGAAGGGCGAGAAGGGGTCGATGATGACCTTGAACTCGGGGAGCACGAAGTCGGGCTTGTAGCCGGGGATGGCGAGCGTGACGTAGATGCCGCCCTTCTCGAGTTCGGGGATCTGGCCCTGGAAGATGAAGAAGATACGAGCGTCGTAGAGCGCCTCGAAGAAGCGCTTCTCAGGCTCGGTGCCGGGGATCTGAGGGAACGGGTCGATCCACTGCGGCTTGTGGAGGCGGAAGCCGCTCCGGGTCTGCCGCCGAGTCCGCCGCTGGGAGAGCAGCGAGCGGGGCACGCTAGATCTCGATGAGGGAGACGTTGAACGTGGCCTCGGGCCGAGTGCCAGAGGCGAAGGCGACGTCAGGGCCGATGATCGGCTGTTGCTCGTCGATGTCGGCGACGCGGACATCGTAGGTAGCGCCGTCGAGATCCGTGTAGACGAGGTTCTGGCCCTCGTCGAGCCAGTCGAAGAGGAGCGTCGCGAGATCCTCGGCGTCCTGCGCGACGCTCGTGCCATCCGTACCCTCGACCTCCTCGGCGCCGATGACCACGAACTGCCACGCCTTCTTCCCCGAGGGAAGGACGACGAAGGTCGAGGTGACCGCCTGGACGACGAGCGGGCCGCCGTCCGGGCCGCCCTCCTCATCGAGGTCAAACTCGAAGTTGAGAGCGAAGCTCTTGCCTGCCGGGATGGCGGAGGCGTCGAACCTGGAGACCCACCACTGGCCGTCCTGCACGGGCGAGCCGATGGCAGACAGCGCCGTGTCGCCGCCGCTCAGGAAGCCGTTCGTCGAGGCGTAGCACGCAGAGGCCGGCGCACCCATCGTCAGGATCGAGACCTCGGAGAACTTCTTGTCGCGCGACGGCTCGAACGTGAAGTCCGAGGTCACGAATGAGACCTGATAGGTGAAGGTGTCATCGTCGAAGGGGGCGGGCTCCTCGGCCGGAGAGCGCCAGACGTACTTGAGGGTCGCCGTGTAGGAGCCGGGCGGCGAGGCCGTCGTCTCCGTCGTCTTGTGGTAGTAGATCCCGAAGGTGTTCCCGAGCGGGACGAGCATCACGGTCGGATCGCTCACCGCGGCCTCTTCGACCCCGCCATAGAAGGCATCGGTCGTGATGTCGTAACAGTCGATCCGCCCGTCGCCCTCGTTGAAGTACCAAAGCAGGCCCTCGTAGACGAGAAGCGACTCGATAGTGACCGGCCCCTGGTCGAGGATGTAGTCGGGGTTCGAGTTGAAGACGCGGCGCTCCTTGCCCCACGAGCGCACCGCGCGGAGCGTCGATCCGCTGATCTCGTAGAGCTCGCCGAACGATCCGCCGCCGCCGAGATCCTGCGACTCGCCCCCGACGAAGATGCGGCCCGCGTAGTCGACCATCGCGCGCCCACGAAAGGCGTAGGGGAAGTCGACCACCGGGTAGAGGTCGGCGCCGTCCCAGGCAACGATCTGCGTCCGCCACCCAGTCTGCCCGCTCGGCCAGCGAGGGCGCTGCGGGTCGAACTCGTCCGTCGCGAGGATGTAAAGCTGGCTGTTGAAGAAGAGCGCCTTACGGGCGATGGAGGGGAGCTTGTAGCGCTTGTTGACGGCCCACTGCTTCGAGGAGGACGTAACGTTCGAGCTCAGGTCATCCGGCAGCGTGAGGTCGGCGATCATCCCGCCGAAGATGCAGGTGATGCGCGGGCCGTCCGCGTTCATCAGGACGAGGTCTCGAGTGCCGACCGAGGAGGGATAGTCGTAGTTCGACGGCGAGGCGGCGGAGAAGACACCGTTCGTCGGGTCGAAGGTGTACCGCCAGATCTGCTCGGTCGCGTCGTCGGCGACGTGGAGGATCTGGGCAGAGCGGTGCCAGGCCGCGACGTTCGTGCCCCCGTTGGCGAGCGTCGTGACGACCATATCCCCGAAAGAGCCGGGCCGCGTATCGAAGGCGAAAACCTTCTTGTCGGCGCCGTAGACGACGCAGAACCAGCCCTTCGCGTAGAAGTTCAAACACGGCTGCGCGAGTGTCCGGACGTCGCCGTCGCTCGTGTAGGGGACGAAGGCGTTGCCGTAGCCCGAGTGCGTCGGCGGGATCGACATCAGGCCACGGCCATACGGCTCGGGCCGAAAGCCAAGACTCGTCCTGAGCATCGCGGCGTCCTTCCAGACGTCCTGACCGATGCCGCCGGAGAAGTCGTCCTGCGTCCAACGCGCGTGACCCGCCTCGAAGGCGATGTCGCGCTCGCCGCCGAACTCGCCCGCGGTGATGCCGTCGCGCTGCGGCGACTTCCGATACGCACCGGAAAGGAGCAGGCCCTTCTGGCTGCCGGAGGGGCCGAGGCCGACGTGATGCTTCGCAGAGTTGTAGGCGGGCTGAGGCATCTACTGTCCGATCGCGAAGCCGCGGAGGACGGTCGGCGTAGTACCGCCACCGGTGTCGAGCGTATAGCTGAACCCGCTGAGGTCGAACGAGTCGACGACGAGGGTGATGTCGAGACCGGCCGCATCATTCGCGAGAAAACCGCAGGCCGCCGACTGCGACGACCCGCGGAATTGGCCGGCGGCCGAGACCCGAAACGCGGTACACGCCTGGTAGATCTCGCCATCGACATCCAGATCGCGGACAGCCGACCCGAGGCCGCCCGAGGCGACAGTGGACGCGGCGCCGAAGTTCATCAGGAAGGAGATGTAGTACGGCTCGAAGCCGAGCGGATAGTGCGCCGACCCCTCGGCCACGGAATCGAGCACGACCCCGCCGAACTTTGGGACGAGCCTCTGCGAGCGCAGACGATCGAGGTCAGAACGCAGCCGCCGGATCTCGGCCCACGCCTGACTCAGGTCGCCCGAGGCCACGATGGGGCGCTTCGAGGGCACGACTACGCTCCGTCGCCGAAGAAGAAACCGGGGCCGGGGAGGGGCTGCTCGTCCTGCGCCGCGAGGAAGTCGTCGTAGTGCCGCGAAGCCTCGTCCTGGAGGTCTTCGATCTGCACGGCGTTCGCGCCCACGAGGGTCGCGTAGCGCTTGTAGACGAGGCGGTTCGAGGAGAGCTTGCGGAAGAAGCGATAGAGGGCGTAGGAGAGAAGGCCACGGTTGGCCTCAAGCGAAAGCTCCGAGGGGTTCCCGGACGAGATGGCCGGGAAGTAGGCCAGGTAGAAGACCGTGCCGCTCCCGGCGGCAGAGGCGCCATCGGGATCAGTTGGGACGAGGGCCTTGCCCCAGACCTTGAAGCCGCCCAGCGTATAGGCGTCATCGCCGACGAGCTCGACGAAGCGGATGCAGTCAGCGGGAAGGTCGACCGACGTGGCGGCGGCCGACCAGGAGAGGGTGTCCGTCTTCTCGTCGAAGGAGCCGATCCGCGTGCGGCCCTCGTTGACCCAGCGGTCGATCTCGTCGTTGTCGGTCAGGGAGGAGAGATCGCCGACCTCCTCGGTGAAGGCGGCTCGGAACTCTTCGATGGTGGTCACGTCGTCACCTCCTCCCGGTGGTAGCGGAGGGGGCCGACCGCGAGGCCGACCCCCTCAGCTGGTGGTGGCTAGACGACGTCGACCGCGTCGGCGTAGACCAGCAGGGACGAGAGCGCCAGCGCCCGGCGGGGCTGGAAGGCGAACTCGTAGGCGATGCCGAACTCGCGACCGTAGTCGAAGTCCTCCTCCGCCCAGTGCGCGTTCTCGTCGACGCCCTCGAGGAAGGCTTCGGCGCCGAACGCGATGTTGCGGGCGACGGCGATGGAGCCTGCGCCGTCTGCGGCGGTCGGGACGTTCGGGTGCTCGTAAAGCACCATCCCGTCGACGACTGCCAGCGCGCCGGTGAAGAGCGGGTTCCGCTCACCCCGACGCATCGCCTCGCGCACCCACTGCTCGTACCTCGTGTCCTGCTTGAGGTTGTACGCGCAGTTGGGGTGCATCACGAGGAAGTAGAACGGGAGGCCGTCCTCCGAGTTGACGGGCTTGGCCTTCGCGTTCACGAGCGCCAGCTTGATCTTCTGGAGCTCGGCCACGTCGATGTGGTCGCCGGCGGCGACGTCACCCGGCACGTCCGGCGAGGATCCCCCGCCAGCCGCGTAGGTGTTCGGCGTGTATGCGACACCGTTGAGGTCTGCGGTCTGGGCGAAGATGGAGAAGCGAGTGTCGTCCATCTTCTCGGCGCCCCACTCGCGAAGCCGCATCCGGGCCTCCTCGCGGAACTCGAGGATCGACTTCTTGTTCTTCCGGCGGTTCCACCGCACTGCGTGCGCGTAGTTCTCCGGAATCACGGTCATCGACCCGACCGAGAGGGCCTCCTCGTTGCCGGTCAGGACTCGGGCGTCGCCCGTCTGACCCGCCCCCGTGAGAGGCGTGGTGGTCGTGATGTTGATCTGGTCGCCTGCCTTGTCGAGAAGCTCGGTCTTCTGGATGATCGGCTTGCCCGAACCCTCGGGGCCGACGAACCGAGACCAGAAGCCCTTGACGAGGTGCTCGCGCAGGACGCGCTTGGCCCAGATCTCCGGGTTGGTGACCGTGGTGTCCGAGTCGATACCCGTCACGTCGAACCCAACCGGGATCAGGTTGTGGATCGTGGAGTGCATCAGTGGTAGACCTTTCGCTTAGGCGGAACGGAGAAGTGCGTCGACGACCTCCGGGTGCTCACGCTCGAACTTGCCCTGCTCGGCGAACGAGAGGGCGCGGAACTTGTCGAGCGTCATCTCCGCGTCGGTGCTCTGAGGCGGATTCGCCGGAGCGACGTTGATGCCGTACTTGGCAGCGACGTCCGCGAGAACGGCCTCGCGCTCCTCCGAACGTGCGGAGGCGACGAGATCGGCAACTCGCGTGTGAGAAGCCTCGGCGGCAGCAGACAGAGCCTCGACCGAATCGAACTCGTTCGCCCGGTCGAAGAGCTCGGCATCCGCGAAGCCGAACTTCTCCCGAAGGCCCGGAACGGCACCGGCCATCGTCTCGCGATGCGAGGCGATGCGATCCCGCTCGGCCAGAGTCTCGAGAAGCTCCGCGCGAGTGAGCGGCTGGTCGGCAGCGCCGTCGTCCTTCCGGTTGGCCTCGGCACGCCGAGCCTCCAGCTGGGCGATCTCGGCGTTGAGCCGATCCCGCGCGCTCTGAGCAGAGCGCATCTCTTGAAGGGCACGATCCCGGCTCGCGAAAGCTTCGCCATCCGCGTCGGTCGTTCCGCCCGCGCCACCGTCACCGGACGCACCAGAGTCCGAGGCTCCCGCCCCGTCCTGATCGCCCTCAGATGCGCTTGCGCCCTCGCCGCCTTCGCCGTCGAACCCGACGGGAAGGAGGTCGGAGATGTGAGAGTCCGTCAGCAAGCTGACCTCCGTATTCGTTGTCGAACGCACGCTGAAAATCCTACACGCCACGTCGGACAACACGACTCTCCAGGCCGGGCGCCTCGAATCGGCCGCGGCGAAGCTCGTCGCGCATCCGCTCGCCGCCCGTGCGGAGATCGAAGCGGGACAGGTCGAGGAAGGGGGAGAAGCGGGGATCTGCCTCGTCGAACGCCTGTAGCTGCTCGGTCTCGAAGGAGCGCTCGCGCTGGCGCTGGTCGAAGTAGTCCTGCACCTCCGGGTGCTGGCGGAGGAACTGCTCGCGCTCGTAGGGGTCGTCGATCTCGAAGTAGACGTTGAGCAGCGAGCGGATGGCGCGCTCGGCGGGCGTGGAGCGCTTGTCGAAGTAGACCTGCACCTCCGGGTGCTCGCGGAGGAAGGTCGAGCGCTGGTCGGAGTCGAAGGGCAGCGCGAAGTACCGCTCGAGCAGCTTGTCCAGCTTCGGGTTGCCGGAGACCGAGCCGCGCGCGTAGTGGTCGAGGTAGCTCTGGAGGTCGGGGTTCGCGCGCAGGAACAGCTGCTTCTCGAACTTGTCCGTCAGGGTGAAGAAGAAGTCGAGCAGCGGCTTCACGCGGAGGAAGTGAGCGGCCCGCTTCGAGAGGCCCGCGTGCATCGCGCGCCGGAGCCACTGCTGCTCGCGGTCGTGGCGCTCCTTCGCGCCGAAGAGGCCGTAGACGAAGACGCCGTACTTCTCAGCGTTCCGCATCACGAAGAGCGGACGCTTGTCGGGATCGAGGCGGAAGTAGCGGTGCCAGAAGACCAGACGGCGGCGGAGCTCGGCGTTCCGCGTCTTGAAGAGCGGGTCGTTCTCGGCCAGCGCCCGGAAGCGCTTCTCGCTCTTCGCCGTCTTGCCGTACCTCTTGAAGTACGCGAGGACGCGGCGACCAGCGGGCGAGTGCAGCCACTCGGCACGCTTCGACTGCGGCATCGAGAAGTAGCGGTTGAGGTCGGCCCTGACGGCGAGGAAGTCGCGCGCGTGCTGAGACATCCCCTGCGAGTCCGAATACTTCGCGAAGTAGGCGCGCACGATCTGGGCGCCCTGCGAGCCGCCGTTGAGCCAGCGGTTCCGCTCTGTCTCCGACATCGAGAAGTAGAGGTCGAGCCAGCGCTTCGCGCGCAGGTAGTCGCGCGCGTGCTGGGAGCGGAAGCCGCCGCGTGGGAACCCGCCGTCGCCGACCCACTCGCCGTTCACGACCTTGTCGGCCGCCTTCGTGAACTCGAAGATGAAGGGAAAGCGCTTGAGGAAGGCGCCGGCCGTGCCCCAGTCGCCCGCCTCGACGAACTCGAAGTAGCGATCGCGGAGATCGGCGTTCGCGTGGTTGATGATCGCGCGGAAGTCGTCGAAGCGCGAGTTGTTATCGGCCCACCAGCGCTCAAGCTCGGGGTGCTCTCGGAGGAAGCCCTCACGGGCCTCGAAGTCGCCCTCGGGAAAGGCGAAGAAGGTCTGCGAGAGCTGGTTCAGGTAGCGGTAGTACTCGCCCCGGATCATCTTCCGCCGAACCTCCGAGGGCGTATCGTTGGAGGCCCACCAGCGGCGAAGCTCCGGCGTGACGAGCGCACTCTCGGCGACCTTCCACGTCTCCCGGTCGATCTCGACGTCGCGGACGAAGTCGTAGAAGCGCATCGCCTCGTCGGTCTGGACAACGAGCGACTGCGTCTTGATGAAGTCGGCCGAGGGAAGGTCGCCGCGGAGCACGGGTTCGACGTGCATCAGGATCTCTGGGTGCGACGCCTTGAAGCGCTCCTTCGCCGCGTAGTCCTCCAGCTGGTAGTACGCCTGGACGAGCGGCAGGGCGGTGACGTACTCGTCGAAGGCGACCTCGTCCCAGCCCCGGCGCTTGAAGAGGGAGTAGGCCATCTGATCCTTCTCCGAGAGGCCGAGGAAGTCGAGCCGCTCATCGCGGAGGGCCTCGGCGATCTGGGCGAGGTAGATGTCCTGCGGGGTGGCGCGACGGAGGTAGGCACCGGAGAAGTAGCCGACGACGGTCTGGACGAGGAACCAGTTCCGGATCTTCTCCTCGGCCTTCGCCCGTGAGGGCCTCTCGCCGCGCGCGACCTGGCCCGCCATCTCCCGCTGCACGAACTCGTCGAAGCGGTCGGCCGCGGCGTCCGCCGTGCCCTGCTTCCCCATCGCCTCCAGGAGCGGATCGAGGAGCATCGCCTCGATGTTGAGGCCGTTCGGGAAGGTGTCCTTCCAGAACTTCTGCGTGAAGACCTGGACGAGCGAGGTCTGCGGAAACATCGTCTGCCAGTTGCGAAGCGAGAGGACGCCCCACGCCTCGAGCGGCTTGCGGATGAGCGGGTTCATCCCGAGGCCGGACTCCTCGATCGCGGAGACGAAGCCGCCGATGAAGGGGAGGCCGTCGACGAAGCCCTGCTCGTCGTCGGGAAGAAGCTCGTTCTCCGCCTTGAAGAGCCGGTAGAGCGGGCCGAGAGAGGTGAAGTTGAGGGGGTCGTACTGGATGTCTTCGAGGTGCGGGGCGAGCCAGCTGAGACCGGGCACGCGCGCGACCGCGTCAGAGAACCAGCCGAGGCGGACATAGCGGCGCATCCACGGCGGGAGATCCTCGTTCTGAGTCGCGAGCGCGTCCTCGAACTTGTCGATGTCGGCGAGGAACCAGGGCTTCTCGATGAACTGGTTCGCCCAGAAGGGGACGTTCTTCCGCCAGAAGTAGATGAAGGGGAAAAACGCGCGCAGGTTCTCATCGGCGACCGTGATGGCCGAGTAGTCGAAGAGCGTCTTGTGGACGGCCTCGAGTCCGCGGATCGCCGCCTCGTGCTCGGCCTCGTCAGGGGTGAGACCGTCCCGGATCAGGCGCTTCCGCTCCTTGATGAAGGTCGAGCGGTAGAGCGTGCGACGGGCGAAGTTCTCGGGCCGGTTGCCCATCACCTCCCAGAGCGTCTCGCGCGTCCACTCGCCGACCCGCCTCGCACCGCGCGCAGCGGCGGCGGAGCCGAGGCCGGCGGTCGGCGTCACGGTGTCGACAGCGTCGCGCGCGCGAGACTGGGCGCCGAGGCTGAGGTCGTCCTCGGTCGGGCGCATAAAGCGGGTCTCCTCGACGACGGAGCGAGGGACGTGGACGTCGTACATCCAGAAGATCCGCTTGAGGATGCGCGAGTTGAGCGCCCAGAAGGCGTCCTCGGCGGCCTGGACACCCGCGAGCGCGTTCGTCCCGAAGAGGCGATCGAGGAAGCGGACGACCGCCTTGACCGCGTAGAAGCCGACGTCGAAGAGGCTCTTGACGCCGCGCCCGACGACGCCCTTGCCCGGCTCGCGCGCGCCCACGAAGAAGAGGCGCGGGTCGGTGACGCCGTTGAGGATCATCTTCACCGTGTTGTCGGCCACGTTCCGCGCCGTCCAGCCCGGACGGAGCGCAAGGACGGAGAAGCGCCACGCGGCCATCGGCCCGTAGGCGGCCCAGTAGATGCCTTTCGCCCAGTTGCGCTGCGTGTTCGCGAGCGCGCTCCAGAAAGCCCACTCCTGGCGGAGCGAGGCCGAGAGCGTCTCGTTGTACGCCTTCCGCAGGGTGTCGCGCCGAGCGGAGAGCGCCTCGCGGTAGCGGATGATGTCGTGGTTGACCGACAGCCCCTTCGCGAAGGGACTGCCGGGAACGCCCTCGTCGAGGACGGAGAGCTCGTCGTAGTCGACCGGGGCGCCAGCGAACCACTGCCGGAACCGGCTGAGTTCGGCGTCCATCTCTGTCCGTTGGTAGTGGGAGGGAACGATGTCGACGACGTTGCGGGGACGCGGCCCGCGCTCAGGCTCGACCCGCGACAGATCGACGAGCTTCTCCCTGAAGTCCTCGGGCACGCCCTCCACCACGTTCCAGTAGCGCCGGTAGAGCAGACCAGCGATCTCCTCGTCGGAGTAGCCGAGGGAGCGGGCCAGGAAGGCGTCGGAGTGCGCGCGCGCGTTCGGGCCGCGGAAGACGACGTAGCCGCGGGCCTTGAGTTGCAGGTTGACCTGAGTCTCGAGCGCCTCGCCGTCCGGCCAGCCGCCCTTGCGGAACTCGCCCCGGATCTCCTCTGCAACCTCGGCGACCATCCGCTTCGAGGGGGGAGGCGAGAGCTTGGCGACGCGCTCCTGCGCGAGCTTGAGGATGCGGCCGAGCCGACCGGGATCCTGGACGGCCACCCAGATCTCCGGCGTGTACGAGCGCTTCGGCGTGACCATCTCGATGATGAGGCCCTCGCCGCTCGCCTTGTCGATCAGCGACTTATCGGTAAGCAGCACGCCGTGCCGCTTACCCTGGATGACGAGGTCGAGGCTCTCGGCCTCGCGATAGCCGACCAGGCCGAAGCCGGGATCGGCCGCCCGACCGGCGTCGAGGAAGACGTCGTAGGCCTCGCGAACGATCTCGCCCTCGATGCTATCGTCGGTGATGATCTTCGGCTGCGGCGCCCGCGCGCGACCCTTCGCGTCCGGGCCGACGACGACGGCCTTCGCGAAGTTGCCCGCCTCGAAGGAGAACTCCTCGTCGAAGCTAGTGAGCATCGTGCCGAAGGTGTCCGTCTGGCCGACGACCGAGATGACGCCGTTGTCATCGAGGGCCTCGACGATATGCTCGATAGGCACGTCGTAGATCCGGACGTCGTCGTAGATCGTCCCGTAGAGGTGACGCAGGTACAGCGCGGGGACGGCGAGCGTCTCGCGCGTGTCCGTGAACTTGTCGCCGCCGGCCGGTTCCCACCAGCCGCGGATCTCCCGCTCGTCCTTGAGGAGCATCTCGTCGACCCAGCCCTCCTCGCGCGGGCGGCCCGCCGACCTCTCGATGGACTCGTAGGCCCGCAGGGTGCTGCCGCGGCGATAGAGCTCGTCGCCGATGAGGAACTCCATCGTCTCGCGGTCGAAGGACTTACCGAAGTTCGGATTCCGGATGACGATGCGCCGGAGGAAGTCGAGGGAGAAGCGAGCGAGGGCGCGCATCTCGCGCTCAAAGGAACCACCGGCACCCCTCCACCTGCCGAGGTCATCGAAGAGTTCACCGTGCCCGACCGTCTCCTCGATGTGCTTCTGCCACGCGGGCATCACGACGTCGTCGAGTTCCGAGATGAAGTAGTCGAGGCGATCGCGGACGCGCCGGATCATCGCCGGGTCGCCGCCACCTACGAACCAGGAGCCGTAGTCCCGGAGCATCTGCTCGAAGTGCTTGCTCTCGATGGCGGCCAGGTACTTGTCAGCCTCCTTGTGGCGGCCCTTCCGCCGGAGGAAGAGGAGCTTCTCGTCATCCTGCTCGGCGACGGCCGCGATCTTCCGCGCCTCCTCGCGCGCCGTCCGCTTGACGGCCTCGCCCTCGAGTTCGGAGGCGATACGCGAGCGCATCTGCCAGCCGACCGAGGTGTATTCGCCGAAGAGGTCGTCGGCCGCGAGCGAGATCCGGTTCTCGGAGAGGAACTTGAGGGTGGCCGAGTTGGGCAGGGAGATGACGGAGGAGAAGACCTGGTCAGTGACGTCGAGGGCCTGCCGCGTGTCGGCCGAGATGTTCGCCATCAGCTTCGAGAGTTCGCGCGCGCGGCCGGGCGAGGAGAGACCCGTGACGGTGTTGAAGCCGAGGCGCATCGCCTGACGCGACTTCGCACGGACGACCTGGAGCGCGGCCTGCTTTGTGCGCGCGAGCTTCGTGTACGCATCGGCGGCGCGGTTCCAGCCAGCGTGCGCGGCGGTGCCGCGGAGGTGCCAGCCCGCAGAGTCGACGAAGCGATCGAAGGAGCGGTCGGCCCAGCGGCCAGTCTCGATCGGCGCGCGCATCGCCTTCGAGATGTTCCGGAAGCGGCCGAGATCGTCGAGGGCGACGCCCCCGCGCTCGGCCGTCTTGGCGACGATGGCGAGAGACTTGAAGGGGATCTTGACGGCGGCCTTGACGAACCCGGCACCGACAAGGTTGAGGGGGTCGAGGGCGACCTCGATGGCGAGGTTCATCCACGGGTGCTCATCCTCGAACTCCGTCCACGTCGCGCGCGAGGCCGCGAGCGCCTCGGTGTAGTCCATCTCGCCGCCGAGGTTCGGGAGGTTGTAGCCCGTGATGTCGGCGACGTTGAGCGCGATCGAGTCGTAGACGTGCGTGAAGAAGTCGACCTGCCCGTTGCGGATGCGCTGCTCGGCCAGCAGGTTCTCCTTGACCTTCGTGACCGGGTAGTTCAGGGCGTCGAACGCCTCGTGCATCACGTTGCCCCAGAACCCGCGCTCCTGCTCCTGCCGGAGCCGCTCTTCGAGCAGCCGCTTCTCCTCGCGCTCCTGGCGCCGGAGGAGGGTCTCGAGCTCGCCGAAGTTCGACGCCTCCCAGAAGACGCCGTAGTTCGCAGGCAGACGCGCACGCCGGCCGTAGTCGTTGTAGCCGAAGAAGGGCATCGACCAATCGCCGAAGCGCTTCGCGATCTCCTGGTCGAGGAACTCGCGCCGCCACTTCGTGAACTGGGGGTCGACATAGAAGGGGCCGAGCTCCTGCCCGCGCCGCTCGAGCCAGCGGAGGAGGAGAGAGGCCGTGAAGCCGCCCTTCTGGAGGATCTTGAGCAGCTGGCCCGGCTTCGGCGCGACGCCGAGGAAGGGAATCGCATCGCCGACGCTGATGATCCCGCTCTTGTAGAAGCGATCCCGCACCTGCGCGACGTCGTGGCGGCGCTGCCGCGCCTCGGCTCGCTCGGTCGCCTTGACCAGGGACTCGAAGGTCTGCGGCCCGAAGACGCCGTCGACGTCAAGGCGCTCGAAGCCGTGCGCGCGCAGCCAGCGCTGCACCATCCGCACGTCCTGCGCCCGCTGCGGGTTCCAGGGCGAGGAGGGGTCGGAGACGATCCTCGTGAGTTCGTGCAGGGAGAGGTTCTTGGCCGAAGCGGGATGGGCACGGGTAACGCCGTAGCCGCGCAGCGCAGTACGGCCCTGATCGCGCGAGATGGAGAGCGCCCTGGCAACCGCGCGAGTGTGGATCTCCTCGCGGCGTCGCCGGTTCGACTCGCCAATCCGGACGTCCTCGACAGCGGAGATCGACTGGATACGCTCGGCCTCGGCCGCCGCCCTGCGCCGCTGCTCGGCGAGACCTCGGGCCATCGCTTGAGAGCGGATCCGGAGGGAGCGGTAGTAGGAGCGGGTGGCGGAGGAGGCGGTGCGCCGGACAGCCCGCCGCTGGCGAGCTTGGCGCCGCTGCTCCTGGAAGGCGATCCACGCGGCCTGAGAGCGCGCGCCCCAGATGCCGTCGACGCGAATGTGGAAGCCGTGCGCGCGCAGCTTACGCTGCTTGCGTCTGACGCCGGGGGAGCCGTGGGAGATGCCGTGCTGTTCGCTGGGGCCGCGCCCACCCTCTGCGGGATGGGGGCCGCCGCCGCCGCCGCCGCCGCCGCCGTGAGGTACCTTCGAGCCGCCGGAGTGCTGCTCGCCCTTGACGAGGACGGGCTTCTTCTTTTTCTTCTTCCCGATGTGCTGGAAGTCGCCGGGAGTGTCGCCCCCGAGAGGCACGGCCTACGCGCCCCCGGTGTAAGGCCCTAGCCCTCCTGGCATAGCCGCGGCTCCGGCGTCGGCATCGAGGGCCGAGCCGTCAGGGGTCTGCATCATCTGGAGCGCGTCCATCACGCCGCCGGCGACGTCCGTGGGGCGACCACCGCCACCGCCGCCCTCGCCGTTCTGGTTCTGCGCCTGGATCTGAGCCTGGACGAGAGCGATCATCCCCTGGCGAAGCCACGGGAAGCGCTCGGCCTCCCTCTCGATCCGCTTCATCTCGTCCTCCGGGAACTGGACGCCGAGGCGGTCGAGCGTGGTCTCGAGCGACTGCGCGCCCTGGACGAACTTGTTGAGCTCGGCGAGGACGAAGGCGGGGTCGTCAGGGTCGATCCGGTTCTGCCAGACGAAGCGCATCTCGTAGTCGCCGCCGAAGAGTTCCTTCGGCGTGCGCGGAAGCTCGACGTCGACCTCCAGGTCGTCGCCGAACTCGTCGGAGACGGTCTCGCTCGCGGTCAGAGAGGGGAGGTCGGGGCCGATCTGGAAGGGAGCGAAGGCGCGGCTCTGCTTCGCCGTCGCGCCGGGGCGCGCGCCGCGGTAGGTGACGGTACCCAGCTGCTTGTCCTCGATCATCCGGAAGACCATCTCGGCAAGGCGAGCGAGGCCCGCCGTCCAGTTCGTCTGCTTCATCGAGGTGAACTCCAGGAGCGGTTGCAGCTGGAGACCGCGGTCAGAGCCGGAGCCAGCGCCGCCGTCGCCCCACGCCGCGTCGGGCGCGAAGCCGAGCATCTTGAGGAACTGGAGCGCGCGCTCAGCGTGCGGCCCCTCGAAGTCGGGCACCTCCGGCGGGTCGATCGGCTCAATGCCCTGAGCGTCGCGCTTCGACGGAAGAACGCCGCCCTTCCGGAGCACCTGATTCACCGCCTGCACGGACTGGCCGCTCCCGCGATCCTGGTACGCGCCGTTTGCGACCATCCGGAGGATGTCGGCCTCGCGCGAGAAGAGAGCCGAGATGTAGTGCGAGAGGTCGCGCACCATCTCGTAGTCGGCCCAGCCGAAGACGTCGCGGTAGGGGCCGATGTTCGGGATGACGACGTAGGGGACGAAGCCGTAGTTGTGCTCGTACTCCTCGAGCGGAACCTCGCCGCCGAGGCAGAAGGTCACGCAGCGCTCGCGATCACACATCTGGCAGAGGGTCACGAGGTCGAGGTCGCCGCGCTTGGAGGTGGACTCCATCCTCTCGACGTCGATATCGGTGCCCGCGAAGGTCTTGCCACGCCACTGCGCCCGCGCCTCGGCGAGAGAGACCTGCCAGAAGCGGTAGACGCGCTGGTAGTCGTGCGGGTCGTGGACACCGCGGACAACCAGGACGCCGGACGGGTCGATGGCACGGATGAGCGGGATCTGCTTCGCGACGTCGAAGTAGACGTCGAAGCACGAGGCGCCAAGCTGCGAGCCATCCCACGCCGCCGTGCCGAAGAGGGTGTCGCCGCCCGAGGCCCGGAGGATCGACCACCAGATCTTCTCCATCGTGTCGGAGCGGTAGCGCTCCTGAGAGGTCTCTTGCCGCCGATCGACGACGGCATCTGGGAGGCGGCCGGAGATCCGGAAGGAGTGCTTCACGGTCAGCGCCATCCCGAAGGGCAGCTTGATGTCGTGCCGCTGGGGATCGCTGTCGGAGACCTGGCGGTTGTAGTCGCCGGTCGAGCGCGACATCGAGTCGACGCCGCGGGCCGCCTCGTTCTCAGAACGGTAGTCGCGGTAGCGCCTCAGCCGAGACTGATCGGCCTCATACAGAGCGTCGAACTCGCGCGCAAGCTGCGACACGAGATCCCGCTTTTCTCTGGGCAGCGGGTCGCCGCCTAGACCGAGGAGTCCCACGCCAAAATCCTACAGCGAGTGTCGGACGTTCCGACGCTAGGCGAGGGAGATGATGCCGGTCGCGCTCGTGCCGGTCGCGTAGACCTTGATGATGCGGATCGGCAGGATCATCCCGGCGGGCACGGCCTGGAACGTGACCGTGCCGATCCCACGCATCTCCACCTTGAGCGTCCCCGACCCGCCGACGTAGATCCCGCGCGAGGCCCGCGGCAGAAACTCGTCGTCGTCGGGCGTGACCTCCCAGGCGTTCGAGCCGGGAGCGTCTGCCTCGTAGGGGAATCGGAACTGATTCACGCCCAGAATCCTACACCCGACGTCGGACTACAGCCCCAGCCCGAAGCGGAGGCCGAGGTGGTGGTAGGGCACGACCGGAGGAGCATCGCCGCCCTCGACGGACGGGATCGGGATGTCCTCCTCACTCGGCACCGAAGACGGAGCGACGGTGACAGGGCCGACCGAGAGCGAGGGCGTGGGGATGCTCTCCTCCGAGCC